ACGCGTGTTTTTTTTTTTTTTTTTTACATAAACAGAATATTTAAACAAAACAAAATTTAGAGTGGGCGACAGAAAGCCTCTAATCAAAAGTGACTTACAAATGCGCTTCTGTGGGTTATTTCCACGCCCGATATGTTTAAACAATCAAGATCTCCTCTCAACATGCACAGAGCCATTAGACTAGGTTGCACATGGAAAAGCCATTAGCTATAATAAATATGAAAATCTTGACATGACAAAAACGATAACATATATACGAAAACATTTAAGACAAACACATTTATGAAGGACCAATCCATTCCGCACACCAATCATCGTCATACTCATCCCATGTTCGCATGTGTTGAGACAATTGAACATCTTTCAGAGCAGATCTGACAGTTTTACGAAATTTATTGAAGAAATCAGGTCCGTAGTGATACGCGAATTTTAAAGCGTCTTCGATATTAAGACGCAGCTGTTCTATAGGATCTTGCGAAATGGTTACCCAATTGCAAAGCTCATAGATAGAGTGAACATTTATAGGTGCGAGATACCTATCCGGATATAACGGATGCCTCGCCCACCCACGCTTTAAAAAGTTCAGGTCATCAATTCGTTCATAGCGGTTGAGAACTTCCATTTTGCGAGCGTCAGTATAGCGTATACCCCATGAGGAATAAACACCAGCTGCCGTCACTCTATTGAAAGTTCGAAGAATGTCGTCATCCGAAGCGACAACACCATCATCCCCTAATACTGAATCAGCTACCCGATCATTAAAGGTTTTCATGTTCGCAAGTTCCTGGCGGCCATAACGTTTCATCACAACAAGAAAGCAACAGCGAGTATAAATCGCGTGAACTATGCTGTTAAAAATAGATGTGAGAACACTTCCTGATGGCATGCCGCCATGTTTTTGATATACAAAATTTCCAATGAATGAACGTGTGTGTATCATTTCTTCCACTAGTACCCTGCGTACCCGAGCATTTACCTCGCCGTCGCCGTACCATCGGTTAATGATTTCACATGTCATCCACATTGCGAGAGCCTTCTCAGACCCATCGAAATTTCCGTAATCTTCGTCCCATCCGTGTATTCCTTTAGATTTAAGCTTAAAATTAAGCTTGGTCCAATCCATGCCATCGACGTTTATCCCAAGAGCTGAGAAAATATCAATACGGTTTGATATGAATGCAGCACAGAACATGAGAAAATATTGCCTCGTCAAAATTTGATAGTCAAGAGGCGCAGCACAAAAAGCGCGAGTGCTTCCATTAAAAATTTTCTCGTCTGTGCGACGTTCATCCTTTAAGCAATTATGCCATAGAGAGAAAACTAAATTTCCTTGTATGGCTTGTTCAAGTCGTCGTTTAAGGTTATAGTGGAGGGTTGGATCGCTGATGACGTAATGCGGTTCTTGTTCCGTCCCGATATTTTCGAAAAGATATCTCTTACCTTTTTGATCAGCCTTACGAGTCTTTATATATGGAAAACCTGGAGAGGTTCCCATTTCCATGCGGTCACAATGTTCAATTTGTGGTATCCCATTGATAGCCTCATCGACAGTCAATACTCGCGGTTCATGATCAAACTTCATATTAAGCATATCTTGTTCGATCGCATCACACGCAATCCTCAGTTCTTTTCGTGGTAAGGGTAACTGTATATCCCCATACTTGTTGAGCTGTTTAGCCAACAGGTTCTCCCCCCTCAACTCAGGGTTCAACCGTTTATCGCCGGAGTGCAAAACAGCTGGTTGAGTAGTCGGAGGGAACACAGTATGAATGAGTGACTTTTGGATTTTTGATTTTCGAGGTTGAGCAACGTTTATTTTATATTGACCCTCATAAGTAAAGTTTCCTTTAAGTACTTGGGGGTTAATCTCTTTCTCGATAACAAGATCTTTTTCATCAAAAGTCTCCCAATTATCGGATACTTGCTTTGGATATTCAAGCACAATGGCGTCTATCATCTCTCGCGTTACCAAAATTGATATAGCAGTATGACAATCAACGTCAAGTGCAGCGTGTATTCCAATAATATTATCCGGTGTGTGCATTCCCTCTGCTAAGAGTGGAGAACCACAAAAGCCGTCGTCAGTTGTAACTTGCATTCGCCAGCCTTCACGAATGTAAGTCTTCTGCTCATCAGCAGGTCTTCCAGGTCGATCTTCAGGAATCGTATATTTCCAATCCTTAAGGACATCAATGGCCATAGCGCGACCGTGAATCATCACTACACGCATATCGCCATCTAAGCCAAAGTATCTAGCATCCTTCGCATTAAAATGTTGAAGGTTTTGTAGCTTGACAAATTTGTCCCGTATGTCCTTACAGCAAGGAAATTGGGGTCCCATTTCATAAGCGCAAAGGTCGGTTCGATTTTCTTCCTTTCCAAAGCGCACAATCTTTGATCGATCCCACTCTTCTATGAATCCCATTCCCTGACAGTTTACAAGAGAAACCATATCTCCGTCTTTAATAGCGTTTGCAAAATGAAAATTCATTAAGCATAGGCGTCCATAAAAAGCTAAAACATTAACTTGATTGGGCGCGCCCTGTGTATGATGTGTGGCCATATAAAGATTTCGAGATAATTTCCCTTTTGCAGATGTCAAATGCTGAATCTTTTGATCGGAAGCTTGTGGTTTACCGACTACAACACGAGTTGCAGCTGGCGCAGATCGTCGCGGTTCGCCCGCATGGTATTTCTGTCCTCGGATAGGGTCACATTCTTTGACAAGAGCTAAACATTCTTGAAGCATAGGTGGGTCTTCCTTCTTAGTGCAATATTGATATATTGAATAAGCACCAAAAAGTGAG